CGAAAGCTACTGGAGAGATAAGGTGGTTGCAAAGGTCAAAATGGAAAAGACCAAACAAATCAAACAAGAGATTGGTGAACAACTTTATAACGAACTCAGAAGTTTAAAGAACATGATAACTAATCTAACTTCCTTTATGGGACACCTAGTAGTTGCAAAACAACTTATCATAAATGCACTAAATAGAGTAAAGAGTATAGGAACTTTCAAAAAGACTGCAAATGGTTTTGAGGTAGTAAACCCCGAAGGATACGTTGCAATCGATAAAACAGGAAGTGCAGTTAAACTTGTAGATAGAATGGAGTTTGCATTCAATAACTTCACTGCACAAAAATCGTGGGATAAGTAATGAAATCATTCAATGCATTTCTAACAGAAGCTAAGAACAAAGGTGCAGTATTTACCTTTGGACGTTTCAATCCGCCTACTACAGGTCATGGAAAGTTAGTAGACAAACTTAAAAAACAATCGGGTGGTGATGACGTTCTGTTATTCACTTCACATTCAAATGACAAGGTTAAAAATCCACTATCACACCGAGACAAGATATCGTATCTAAGAAAATTCTTTGGGAAGATTGTTGCAGACGTAAATGCAAGAACAGTATTTGAGATTGCAACAGAATTACATAAGAAGAAATATAAAAGAGTCTCAATGGTTGTTGGGTCAGACAGAGTAAAAGAGTTTGAAACACTACTAAACAAATACAATGGTGTTAAAGCACGTCATGGATTCTATAAGTTCGAAGAGATTAATATTGTATCTGCTGGAGAGAGAGACCCTGATGCAGATGATGTCAGTGGAATGTCTGCAAGTAAACTCAGAGGATATGCAGAACAAGGAGACTTTGACAATTTCAAATTAGGTGTTCCAACAAAGAATAAAGGATTAGTTCAGAAACTTTATAACGATATCCGTAAAGGAATGGGTATTGCAGAAGGAACACTACCACACTACATGGTAGAAGATTTGATACAAGAAGGAGTCTATGACCCAGGCACTTTCAAAGCAGTTTTCCTAAGTGGTGGGCCAGGCAGTGGTAAATCTGCAGTTGTAAAGAAATTAGGTTTGACTGCACTTGGTTTAAAAATGGTCAACACTGATAAAGCATTTGAGAACGGACTAAAGAAAGCAGGAATGTCACTTGACCTTAGAGGTGCAGACTTTGATAAAGTAGACCCTATCCGTGCAAAAGCAAAAAGTATTACAGGTAAAAACTTAGATGCATATATCGATGGAAGACTAGGTCTTATCTTTGACACTACAAGTGCAAAGTCGGGTAAGATTAAGAACTACAAAAAAATGTTAGACACATTAGGATATGAATACAAAATGATATTTGTTAATGCAAGTCTAGACAATGCACAAAAAAGAAATGACTTAAGGTCTAGAAAACTACCACCCAAAATTGTAAAAGGTGACTGGGACGCTGCACAAAAGAATGCAACGGAATATAAATCAATTTTTGGTAGAGACTTTGTAGAGATTAAGAATGATGATGACATTGCAAGTCTTGATAAAAAGGCAAATTCACTATACAGTAAACTACTAGGTTGGTCTACTTCATTCCCTAAAAACAAAATTGCAATGAAATGGAAATCTTACGAACTGATGAAGAAGACTCTTGGGTATTCATCTATGAGAAGTAAAGATGCGGTGAAAAAACCACCAACAGATAAACCAAGTCCGTTTGGGTCAAATTTAAAAACATTCAAAAGTAGAAGGACTGGTAAGAAGACAGTAATCGGAAAGATATAAATAGTATTATGTTAGAAGAACTTAGAGAAAAATTACGTAAGACCCAACAAGACAAAGAAGTTGAAGGCAAGAAAGGTTCTCAACCTAAGAAGTATTATGCTAAAGACGCAGACGGAGACGAAATGTCTCAGTCTACAAAAGATAAACGTGCAGACCACTTTAAGAATAATAAAGATAAAGAAGGTGAAGATGCATTTAAACCAGCACCTGGCGATTCAAAAGCAGATACTAAACCTTCACAACATACTAAGAAGTATAAGAAAATGTTTGGAGAAGGTGCAGCTGATAAATCTCTACAAAAGAAAGCAGACAAGAGTGGAATGCCAGTTGGTATTCTAAAACAAGTCTACAAACGTGGAGTTGCAGCTTGGAAAGGTGGACATAGGCCAGGAACTACACCCGAACAATGGGGACATGCACGTGTTAATTCTTTTGTGACTAAATCCAGTGGAACATGGGGTGGTGCAGACCAAGACCTTGCAAAGAAAGTTTCGGGTAAATCAGAGTCAATAGAAGAAGGAATTGATATCAGAAAACAACTCAAAAAGATTAAAGGATTAACTAAGAAACAATTAGAAACATTATCAACAATGAACACTTCACAACTAACAGTTTTAGTTCAACAGTTAAGTGGTTTGGTTATGGGTGAACAAGACGAGTTAGAAGAAAGATATGCAGATAGACTAAGAGACAAAAATAAGTCTCAACAAAAGGCACATCAAAAAAGAATGATGAAGTCTGCAAAAAAATCTATCAAAGACTATGATGCAAAGAATAAGAACAAGAACGAAGAGTCTGAAGTAGAAGAAGGTAAACTTGTCACTGATTACAGAAGTGTCTTAGATTTCATATTTAAAAATATCAAAAAGATGATTGAAAAGGAATATGAAAAGAACTCTGAAAAAGGTTTAGGAATGATTAATCAGTTAGGTTCTTATGTTGGAATGAAAGTCACTGATAAGAAACAGGAGAAAAATAGACTCTTCCTTAAGTTTGGTGACAACATACAAGAAGACGCTACAGTTGACGCTGCAAATCTAAAAGCAAAACAAACTGAAGAACTAGAAAGATTAAAGGCAAAACAATTACAAGAGTTAGAAGCACTACAAGATAGACACGAAAGAGAAACAGACAAAGTCAATCAACAGAAAGAAAAAGAAGCTGCAAATAAACAAATTCAAGCAAAACGTGATGCAGATAGAAAAGCTGCAGAGAAACAAAACGAAGAAAGAGATTACAAAAAAGAGTATGAGAACTACCACTCAGACCCCGAACAAATTAAAAGACGTGCAAAAAGAAATGAAGCACGAAGAAGTCTAAAGGACAGAAAAGGTATAAAAGGAAAGGACGTTCACCATAAGGACAACAATCCTATGAATAATGACAAGTCTAACTTATCAATTGTATCACAAAAATACAATAGAACAGAACCAAGACTTAGAAAATTGAAAGAGAAGGGGATACTTCCAAGTGGCAGGAAATAAACACGACAACGGAGTTCACGAACAGGGAACAGACGAAACAGTAAAAGCATATCAAGAAGATACGCCTGGTCAATCAGTTGAGAAATACGTAAAAGAGAATCAAAAATCATATCACGATTCAAAGAAAACATTTTCTCAAATTGCAATCAACGAAACACTCGATACACTTCAAAAAGAAAAAACCAATCTACTAGACAATCCATTTCGTTTAGGTTCTATGATGTATTTTGAATGTATTAATGAAGCAAGAAACCTTATCAAAGAAGACCGATACAGACTTACTGAAGTTGATAAGAATATAATGGAAACAGATATTGGTGAGTTCGAAGTGTATGAGGGAGAATTAGTTCCACTAGATTGTCCACAATACGAGTTTATAAACGAAGAAGAAGAACCCGAACTCAACAAACCAAAAGCAGGTGGCCCTAAGAAATACTATGTATATGTTAGAGACCCACAAACTAAAAAGATTAAAAAAGTCACATGGGGAGACACTACAGGTCTCAAAGTGAAACTCGGAAACGAGAAAGCAAGAAAATCCTTCGCTGCACGACATAAGTGTTCACAACAGAAAGATAAAACTACTGCATCATATTGGGCATGTAGATTACCTTACTATGCAAAACAGTTAGGTCTATCAGACGGGGGAAATTTTTATTGGTAATGGAGATACATAATGAAAAAAGAATTATATCATACTTATGCAAAAGACGACAGATATGCTGAAGTCTTTAAGTCAAAAGAAGGTTTTGAAGTAGACCTATACGAAGAGAAAAAACTCTTAGAAACAAGACAACTATACAATCATTCAGAATCATATGCAGAGGATTGTGCCGATAATTGGGTTCAAGGTTTGTTTAATATAGAGAAAGAAGGAAGTTTCTACGGCTATAACGAAAGAGATGATAATTACTATCCCGAGATAGATGACTAACCCTTATAAAGACCAAGTATATACCCAACACGGGACTGAACTGAAATACGTCATTAGAACGTTTTCTGCAGAAGTAGACGAAAACGAACTGGTTTGGCATAGAGATAAAGAGTCTAGAACTATCCATGTATTGAGTGGAAATGGGTGGGAATTACAAAAAGAAGACAAATTACCCGAAGAATTAGAGATAGGAAAAGACTATTTTATCATAAAGAATAATTACCATAGAGTAATAAAAGGTGAAGGAGATTTGGTTCTCCGTATAGACAGCAAAAATAACATATAAAACTGCACTAAATATTACTGCAAAATCAACTAATAGAGAGATTGTTCTTAATATCATGCACATGACCTCTCAAAAATTATAAATAATACTGTTATGAGTTATAAATCAGAAAACTGGAAAGAAAAACTAGAACAAGTCCGTAGTCACATCGCTTTGAAAGAAGGGAGTGTGGAAAAAACTGCAGACGAAATAATTAGTGAAGATATCGAAAACGACCTTCTAACTGGATTCGAAGAAGACGTTAAAGTAGTCGAAGATGAAATCACTGAAGAATTAGTTCTTGAAGCCTCAATGGGTGATATGATTAAGAAGGTATTCAATACAGATAGTGAAACAGAAGCTATGGGTATTGCAAAACTTCTTAACATGACAGACGTTAAGGTTGCACTTGCAATGCAGAAACAAAATCCTAATGGATTTAAGAAGACTACATTCGGTATGGGTGCAGACAATAAACAAAGAGACATGATTAAGGATAAAGACCTTATGAAAATGTTTAAGAAAGCAGGTGTCAAACCTCTTAAAGATTCAGTCGAAGTTGAAGAAGAAAAATCAGTAAAAGAATCAGTAGAGAAATCTGCAGAAAAACTCGTAGAAAAAAATATGCTTGGTAGACTTGCAAAACAATTACATTTAACAACAGAAGGTAAACAGAAAATGTTTGACTACTTCGAAAAAGGGGAATTAGAACAATGAAACTAACATCAATGGGTCTATCACCCGAATTACTAGAAGCGTCTAGAATAGTTTTACAGAACTCAAAAGAATACGAAGAGTTCTTCCAATCTGCACTTAAAAAATTTGGTGTAGATTCCCCTGCTGATTTTAAATCAGATGAAGAGAAAAAGAAATTCTTTGATTACATAGATAAAAACTATAAAGGTAAAAACGAAGAAGAAGTTGCAGAAGGTGAATGTGCCTCTGATAAAAAGAAAAAACAATATTAGGAACTGGTATGAACCTCTTTTACGAAGCCAAAAAGGTATTAGATAAGGACGGGAAAGTTAACCCACTCGGCCCTTATGGAAAACAGAAACTTACTGGACGTGAGATTCAAGTCTATTTCCGTAGAAACAAAGTCAAAGACAAAGTAGTCAAGAAAGCAGTCGAGGTTGCATTAGACCTTGGTGGTGCAATGGATATTGCAATCAAATCCATTAAAGACTATTACGGGGATAAAGTCCTAAAAGCAAAAGAAGTTCAAAATGCACTTCAATTTGCAAACGAAGAATCATTCAAAGATTCATTCAATATGTTAGACGAAGATTACAAAAAAGTAATCAAAATGTTTCCAAGAGATAGAGATTGGAAAAAACTTATAACAAAACACAAGAGACATATTGATGCATTCAGAAGTGATAATCAAAAAGATTTACCTAAAAAAGTAGAAGACGATTTACTAGGTTGGGGTTCACAAAATGGTGAAATAGGTAGTAAAGACGATGCAGAAGACTTTATAATGTCAATCCTTGACGAGAAATACAAACCTTATTCCGACTCAACCTTTTCTAGATGTGTAGACTTCTACATTCAATTCAGAGGTGGTAAAGGAGACAGAATCACTTCAGAAGAGAATAAGAAAGACTTCGAAAAAGCAAAGAAGATGATTGATGCATATTGCAAATCAAACAAAATCAAACAAAAACCAGTTTACTCAACACCTGAAGAAGGTTCAAGTGCATACAAAGTCGGTCTTATGATTGACCCAACTTACAGTAAAACAGATGACTATAAAAATGGTGTAGACTTACAACCTTTATATGTTGAATTAGGTAAACTTAAAACTGCAGAAGACCATGGTGGTGGTTGGGATAAACCATCAACAAACGAATCAGAAGTTTTAGAAAAGAAAAGTAAAATCAAATATCGTGGTAATCTAAAAGGTTTACATGAATCTATAAAAAGTATAATGACAGAAGGTAAGAACCTTATGCCTGATTTACAAAAGATTGTAGACAAAAAGAGTGCAACTAAAGTTGGTGGTGTAATGGTTGATATGTTTACTGCTTCAATGATTACACAAATCTATGGTAAAGTAAACGACAAAAACAAAGAGAGAATGGAGAAATCTAATATCTCTACACTTGTTGACCTTGCACAAAGAATGATGCAAAAGTCAGAGAACGACCCACTCGAAGAAGGAACAATGGCTATCGGTATTAAGTCTAGAGACAGAAAAGAAGTTGAAAAATCACAAAAACAACTTGAAAAAATGTTAAAAAAAGATGGTAATAAAAAAGTAGGTTCTAAAGAAGGTAAGAAGTTTGATGAAGTTTTAGATACTTATATATTATCAGACGACCAATTAGCAGATGAATTTGCAAATCCAAAAAACAAAAATATGAAAGTTATAGATTTGTTGAAGAAACATTCAAAAAGACTCAATGTTAATTTTGATGAATCTGTAGAAGAAGGAAATGCAGTATCAAGTGCTCAACAAGCTGCAATCGCAATTGCAAAGAAAAAGAAAAATGAATCAGTCATGGATTCTTACAGACAAATGTGGGAATCAGAAAATCTTGAAGAGAAAAAGGAATTCAAAC